CTTTTGTCTTATTTGTTATCTCCTTTGTTTTTATTGGTTTTGTTTAATATTTACTTGTTGGTTTCTTATTATTTCTTAATGTTTAATGTTTTTTATTGCTTGTTTTAAATTTTTTACTAGTTGTGTTAGCTTTAGCGTTGGGCTTTCTTAATTCTTGTGTTTTTGTTTGTTTTATTTTTCTTAAATCTTATTTTTATCTTATACTTGTATTCCTTACTTGTTGCGCTTCTTATTCCTTGTTTTTTCTTTTGTTTTAAGTTTTGGTTTTAGAGTTTTAAGTTTTATTTTATAGTGAAACTCATAAGGAAATAGGAGGTTATTTTGCGATACTCTAAATCCTAAAACGCTCTAAAAGTTATCGTTTGATTGAAGTCAAGTTATTTTATAGCCAACACTTTATTAAAACAGAATTAAAAACAAAACCATAGCCCACCAAGCAAAGACCTAACGCCCAATAAGGGAAAAGGCTAAACGAAAGCATGGCGCATAAGTGTAGTGCACACCGGCAAGTTTGATGAGCAGGAAAGACTTCAAACAGCCTTTCATCGGTTTTGAGTCTGTTTTTTATCAGCCATTGGTATTACTCCCTAAACAACCTTTCTTGCGTGAGATAATAAGCGTCTAAAAGATAAAAACATGCTAACAACACCCCTAAAACACACAGCCCATAAAGATGAGAGATCGCCTCTATTTTGAGGGATAAGACACCCACAGCGAGCGCGAGAGTCCATTTTTTGCACTCTAAAGAATTTTGCGCCATTCTGTTGATAACGCCCTGCAAGATTTTAAGCTCTTCTATAAGAATTTTTGCTCTGTCTGTAGGGTTATGATTGTCCATATTTGCCTGATTATCTGTTAAAGTTAAAAGTCTAGGAGCCTTTGTTGGTCTGTATTTCTGCTTCTATAATACCGCACCCTTGAGAAATACCCTCTATTTTTTCCCCAAATTTAAGGGTTTGAGGTTCCATCATCACACCTTTTTGCTCTAATTGAGAAATTTTATTTTCTATGTTTGCCAACCTTTCCTTTTGGTCAAATTCTTTATATACGCTTGCCATATCTTTAAAATCTTGCATAGAAATTGGAGTAATTTGACTTAAAACACCCATTTGAACCGCCTCTCTTACTGGAACAAAATTGACAACACAATTACCTCTGTTAAGCTTCACGCCTTGAATAGTAACGCTATCTGCTTTGGAGCTGATTTGAAACTCACCCTTACTATTCGCACTCATTTCAACCGGCGATTCACCGCCACCGCCACTCCCACAGCCCACTAAATACAGCGCTAAACAGCTCGCACCCAGTAATTTTTGATAAGTTTTCATTCTAGATCCTTTATAATAAAGTTGAGAAAATTTCATTACACAAACCATTAAGAGAGATAGGTTTAAATCTCCTTAATAAGTTTGTAACATCGTAAGAAACACGCATGGCTCTAATGCACGATTCTCTTAGAGTGGTGTCAGCTATGAAAGTGTTAGCGATTTTTAATTCTTCATAAATCCATGCGGAATAAGTGATACCTAATAGATCTTGATTAAGAGAAACACTATTCTTGCTTTGTAAAAACACGAAGTAAGGGCATTTTTCAATCATGTATTCTAGAGATTCTCTGAGAATGAGCGTGAAAGCGTCTTTAATCCTACTTATATCATCGTATTCTGCCAATTTGTTTAAGACACCGTCTTTATAATCCCAAAAAAGCGAGTCTATAAATACGCATTCTGCATCTAGGTATTCTTCCAAATAGCCTTTAACCTTTAAAGCCTTATTTTTATCCGCATGCGAATGCGATAGGAACACTTGAGCGCTTTTTAGCTGCGGTTTGAACGGGCTAAAAAAAGCTTCTTTAATTTTATTGTGGTTTAAAACGATGTCATCGTTAGAATATTGGGCGTTTTCAATGAGTTTGTTAATCTTTTCAACCGCTTCATTAACTTGATAGGCTTGGTTGTTAGAAGGGCGTGCGCTGGGTTTTAAAATCCTTTGATTTGCTCTACTATCTAAATCAACCTTAAAAGCTTTCATGATATATTTTCCTTTAATATTTTTATCAAATTCTCAAATATAAATACGATTTTAAGTTCTCTTTAAAATCTTTTGATTATAGTAGACTTAGACTTAGCTTAAGAGTGCTTGAATTTTGGGGGTTTTAAGGGCTATTTTGGTACTAAAAAAAGCCTTTTTACTAACAAAAAGGGCGTATAAAATTGACAATGACCTTAAAAAGCACAAAATACAACAAATGCAACCTAAAAAACCTCTTCGCATGCCTTTTTGTCTTTATGGAGTAAGCATGCTTTTTGCAGCCTTATGAAGCGTTTTTTCCTTTCTTCTTCGGTCATATTGTCAGGCTTTTCAATAGAGCGTGAAAGCTTTGAAGTGGGGGTATTGAATTTGGGTGCATACCCTAGTTTATTGACCGCATAAAAGCCTAAAGCAGAGATTAAAATAAAAATCCAATCTGTTTTTCTGATCTTAGGGCAAAATTTACACGCCATGATTTAATCCTTAAAACATTTGAAGTATAATACACTCTTATGGTCAAATTTTTAAGTCTAGGAAAACCGCATGTGGAGTTTCATTCAAAAAATCTTTAAGGCTTTAATCATTACGCCTTTAGATTTTATCACGAAGTATTTCAAGTCGTTTGTGCTGTTACTCATTGTATTAGTCTTTTTTAGCACTAAAGAAAGCGCGCCAAGCGCCCCGCCCAATCTCGCTAAACTCTATTTAAATGGGGCGATTTTTAGCGCGGAGGATTTTGACAAAGAAGTGGATAAAATCTTAAAAACCCCCAGCATTAAGGGCGTTTTACTTTTGATTGACTCTCCTGGTGGGGCGGTGTCAGCGAGCGTGGAGTTGAGCGAAAAAATCGCTGATTTGAAGCAAAAAATGCCCGTTTTAGCGTATGCTAGGGGGATTATGGCGAGCGGGAGTTATTATGCGGGCATGCAAGCGAGCGAAGTTTATGCCTCTAAAGCGAGTCTGATAGGATCGATTGGGGTGATTTTTTCAGGCGCGAATGTGGAAAATTTGCTCAATAAAGTCGGCGTAGCCACTCAAGGCGTGCATGCGGGCGAATATAAAGAAATAGGCACTTTCACCAGAGCATGGAAACCTAATGAAAAAGATTTTTTGCAAAATTTAGTCAATGAGCAATACCAAATGTTTGTGAATGATGTCGCTAAAGCCAGGAAATTAGACGCTAAGGATTATAAGGATTTTGCTGAAGGGAAGGTCTTTAGTGCTCAAAAGGCTCTAAAATTAAAACTCATTGATAAAATCAGCACGATTAAGCAAGCCCAAAATCGCTTAATGGAATTGAGTAAGGTTAAAAAAGCTTATTGGTTGGAAAAAAGCCCTATGGAGCGCTTCATTGAAAAAGCCACGCAATCAGCCACAAATATCATCACGCAAGCGTTTGGCTATCAATTATTGATGAGATAAAGATGTTAGAATTTATTTTAAAAATTCAGGCTAGAGACTCTAAAGGCTTGGTGAGCGCGATTAGCACCACTATCGCTAACAAGGGCTATAACATCGTCAAAAATGATGAATTTGTTGATCCCTTAAAACAGCACTTTTTCATGCGGCTAAAAATCCAAAAAGAAATTAAGCCCTTGAATACTGAAATTAAAGAGCAAGAAGAGCGATCCTTAAAAACTGCTCTTTTTAAAGCCCTAGAAAACTTTAAAGAACTATTGATTGAAGTCATTTTAACGCATAAAAAAAACATCATTTTACTCGCTACTAAAGAGAGCCATTGCTTAGGGGATTTGCTCTTAAGGGTGTATGGAGGGGAATTGAACGCTCAAATTTTAGGCGTTATTTCCAACCACGAGATTTTACGCCCTTTAGTGGAAAAATTTGACATCCCTTATTTTTACGTGCCTTGCGACAATCAAGCTTTGCATGAAAAAGAAGTTTTAGCAATCATTAAAAACCTGGAATTAAAACACAAAGTGAGCGCAGACTTGCTCGTTTTAGCCAAATACATGCGCATTTTAAGCCATGGTTTTACGAAGCGCTATGAAAATCAGATCTTAAATATCCATCATAGTTTCTTGCCCGCATTCATCGGGGCTAACCCTTACCAGCAAGCGTTTGAAAGGGGCGTGAAAGTCATCGGGGCCACGGCGCATTTTGTGAATGAAAGCCTTGATGCTGGGCCAATTATCATACAAGACACTCTGCCCATCAACCACAATTACAGCGTGGAAAAAATGCGCCTAGCGGGCAAGGATATAGAAAAACTGGTTTTGGCTAGGGCTTTAAAACTGGTTTTAGAAGATCGGGTGTTTGTGCATGAAAACAAAACGGTGGTGTTTTGAATGCCTTTAGATTTCAGCAATCTCAATGAAGAACCCTTAAAAAGCCAGATCAAAGCCGAGTTTTTTAAGGATAAAAAATTCCTTTATAGTGGGGATAAGATAGATTTCATGCTAAGCTATAAACACCCTAACGCCATCTTACCCATTTTATGGGGCGAAGCTAAAAGGGGCAATTTTGACGATTTGGACAAAGCTTTCACGCAACTTCTTTTAACCATAGGCAAGCACAGGCTTTATACCCACCACACGCCACCTTATTTGTGTGCTTTTAACGCTTTTAGAATGGAATTTATCGCCTTTAATGACACGATCACAAGCTTTTTTTATAAAAGCGATATAGATTTTTCTATCGCCCCAAGCAACCACAACACAGAGGGTTTTAAACACGCTTTAGATGCGTTTAAAGCCATGTGCAAATCCCATAAGTTGGTTTTTGACTTTAAAACCCAAAGCCAAGAATGCAAAGAATTTATTAAAAATCATTTAAACTCCAGCCATTTGCTCAACAAAATCCAAATTGATAAAAACAATTTCTTTACGATCTATCAAAAGTGGCTCGAAGCTGTCAAACCCACCATTGACATAAATTGGGAGGTGGCTAAAACTAAAGGCATTTTAGACGCTGATTATTATTTAGCGGATTTGCTCAGCGATGGCGATAAAACCATTATTGAGAAATTGCAAACGATTTTAAGCTCTAGTTATTATAAATTGAAAAGGGGTGTGAATGAGTTAGGTAAAATGAGCTTTATAGAAGTTGGTTTCAAAGACGGCCAACAAGCCCACAAAGAATTTTGGAGGATTTATGAAAGACCTCCTAAATTAGAGTTTCAAGCTTTTATTTTAGAGCGGCGCGATTTGTTAGTGCCAAGCGATGTGAGGGAAAGGAAAGGGGCGTTTTTCACCCCTAAGATTTGGGTAGAAAAGAGCCAAGAATATTTAGCTAAAGCTTTGGGGCAAGATTATCAAGAGGATTATATCATTTGGGATTGCGCTGGGGGGACCGGGAATCTTTTGAATGGTTTGACCAATAAAGCTAATTGTTTTCTATCCACTTTAGACAGCAACGATGTGGCGATCGTTAAAGATCTGGCTGCAAAAAACCACTTAAAGCTATTGGAAAATCATGTTTTCCAGTTTGACTTTTTGAACGATGATTTTAAGAGCGATAAAATGCCCAAAAGCTTGCAAGAAATCTTAAAAGACCAAGAGAAACGAAAAAAACTCATCATTTACATCAACCCGCCTTATGCGGAAGCGGGCAATAAAGCTAAAATGAGCGGCACAGGCGAACACAAAGCCAAAGTCGCAAGAAACAATAAGGTTTATGAAACTTATAAAGATTTTTTAGGGTCTGGGGCTAACGAACTTTTCGCTCAATTTTTCATGCGCATTTATAAGGAATTGAACGGCTGCATCATGGCGAATTTTTCAAAGCTCAAATACCTTAATTCTAGCAATTTTAAAAAATTTAGAGAAGTTTTTAAAGCAGAGTTTAAGGGGGGCTTTATGGTGCCAGCAGACACTTTTGATAATGTTAAGGGGCAATTCCCTATTGGCTTTTTGGTGTGGGATACCGCTACCCCCCCCCTTAAAACCAACCAACGCACTCAATTTAGAAGTGTTTGACTCGCGTGGCGGATTTTTGGGGTATAAAAATATTATTAATGAAAATGTCAAAAATATTCATATGTGGTTGAAACAAAAAGAGAAAATTGAAAGCATGGAAATTTTAGGATACATAGATACTCCTACTCCAGACTTTCAAGGTTCACCTTCTGTTGCCATTATCAATAATAAAAATTCTTCTAAACGCCATAGTGTGTATTTCGCTATTACTGGCAGTAATATTCTATTGGGAAGCGTATTTTTCTCCATCCGCCATTGCATCAAAGCCACATGGCAAAACGACAGGGATCAATTCTACGCCCCCTATGACGATGCGTTCCAAGACGACAGCGAGTTTAAAAACAATTGTTTGATTTTCATGCTTTTTCACACTCAAAACCGCATCACTGCCACTCAAGGGACTAACCATTTTATCCCCTTTAGCGAAGATGAAGTTGAGTCTAAAGAAAGATATACTAGCCACGCTTTATTAGACTTTTTAAACGGCAAGATAAAAAAGACAAAAGAGGAGGGCGATAGCCTCTTTTTAAACGCCAAAAAAGAAAACAAACCGCTAAAATTCAGCCAAAGCGCTTTAAAGGTGTTTGACGCTGGCAGAGAAATTTATCGCTATTACCACACACAAGTTCTCACAAACCGCCCCTATAACGCTAAAGATTTCACAAACCGCCCCTATAACGCTAACGCAAGCCTTTATGACATCAAAGAATTTTTTCAAGGCCGTAACGTGCAAGGCAAATTAAATTCACCCCATAAAGCCAAAGATGAATACTACAAACAGCTTTACGCTAACTTGCAAGACGCCCTAAAAGATCTCGCCAAAGAAATACAGCCTAAAGTCTATGAATACGGGTTTTTAAGGGAGTAGTTTTAAAGACAAATAATCAAAAAGCTAAAGCAAGCGGTATTTTTTAAAAGCGCTCTATGAGGGGATTTAGTTTTATAGGGGGGGAGAATTGTTTCCACCCTCTTAAGAAAATAAGTTTTACAACAAAATGACCAACGCCCCAAAGTCAAGGACAAACCCACCCACAAGGAAACCCCCAAGCTTTTAAACTTAGGGGAACGCTCTTAGAAAAATCAGCGTTTCACAGAAACGATCACTTTAAGCCCTAAAAAAGCAAACTCAAAGTATAATGATCTCCAAGAGCATTTGCCACTTTTGTGTTTCATGGCATGCTCCTTTTGACATAGGATTTGCCCCATAAAGCCACTTATGGGGCGTGATAAAATCCTACAACAAAACCTCTTAAAACACCCCTAGATCGCACCAGATACGCAAGACAAAGTTTTACGCCCCATTAACGACCACTTATCAATAAGCTTATCTTTATTGGATAGAAACAGAGCCATTTGACAATCATAAAAAAGATGGATTTTAAAAGTTTAAAATCTAATGGGGTTAAAAGGGTTAGCTTAAATGGATAGATTTACTAGATTAAAAGAAAGGGTTAAAAGCTAGGAGTAGCCCTAAGGCCGCCCCCACAAACGCCCCAATCAATATTGTTGGTTTTGTTGTTGTGCTTTTTGTTGTTGTTGGTGTGCTTGTTGTTGTTGCTGTTGTTGAGCTTGTTGCTCTGCTTGTTGTTCAGCTTGTTGTTCAGCGTGTTGTTGCGCGTTATGGTGGTGGTGTTCGCCGCCATAGTAATGGTGGTGGTGTGCATGGTGATGGTGGTGGTGTTGGCTGTTAGCCTGTTGTTGTTGCTGTTGTTGCGCTTGGTGTTGTTGTTCATGGTGTGCCATGATGACTCCTTTAATTGAAATTTAAATTCTAGCTCACTAGCTAGGATTTCATTTTATAATGCAAAATCTAACCAATTATTAACGAAAAAGATTTTAATACTAATTTTTAATACGAGCGCCAATTTAAGCGCTTCTGTTGTCAAAACTACCAACATCTTTGAATGAAATAAGCTATAACTATGCCATCACCAAAAAAACGCTATAAACCCCTAAAACTCGCATTCATCTTTTTTTAGGTTTTAGCTTTTTGTGTGTCTCAAATAACATCATTTAAAAGAACGCTTAAATTATAGTTATTTTTTTCTTTAATTGTCAAGTGCTTTCACCACCCACGAATAAAGGATAACGAGTGCTATAGCGTGGTTTTGTGTTTCTTTTAGTATATTTATAACATATACATTACTTAAATTTTTCATTTTAAAAATAAAAAAACATTAAAGAAATGTAATATAAATTTAAAATAAATAAAAGAAACTACATTTATTTTTTAATCGTTTGATAAATTAAAAAAACACTAATTAAAGTTAAAAACATTCCACAAAACACAACAAAAACATAAAATAGAAATGAAATAATAAAAGGCTTCACAAAATCTTTTATAGCACAGCAAGGCACCCACGCTCTCCGTTTTAACTATAGGGGGAGGGCTTCAATCTCACTCGCTCCCAACGCTAGGATTATCTACACCGCTCCCAACGCTAGGATTATCTACACCGCTCCCAACGCTACTATTTGCTAACGCTAATAAATCGCTCATGTTCATCTGCGCTACATTGTTATTATTGTTAGTCTCTATTACTTGGATCTGCTCTTTACCAAACAATGAAACCCCAGCGTCAATAAATAGTTTTGAAACCTTTTCGGCCGCTAAGATAATATTAGCGCTATCCTTTTCGTTATTAGTCAAGCTCGCTCGCTTAATCATCTTAATCAGCTCGCCTCTAGCCACTACCGCACAAAATAAGATCTGTTTTTTAATGTAGGCGGCATTCATCGCTTTTAATAATAGCTCGTCGCTCGTGGTTTCAGTGATCGCTTCTAAAACGATCGGATCTAAATTTAAATGATCTAAGCTTTGTTTTAACACTTCTTTAACTTCTTTTTTCTTCGTGTCTAAAAACAAATCCATGTTTTTTTCGGTCAGCTTATCGCCTAAAATCTCTTTTATTTCTTTTTCTTCTAAATCTTTCGTGATCCTGCGTTTTACCCAGCTTTGGCGGGTTTTGATATAGCGTAAATAATTTTCATTCATCTTATACTTTTTCGCTAGTTCTTTAATGTTCATTCCTAGCGTTTCATACATAGCCCTCATTTCATTGAAAATTTTTCGGCTCGTCCATTCACCTTTTTTTGCCCATTGGTTAAGCGTTTGTCGGCTTATATTAAATTTTGCGGCGATCTCGCCTTGCGTGGCTAAAGTGTCCTCATAAGCTTCCCTAACCGCTTTTTTAAGATCAATCCTTGAAATAAGTTCGTTGTCTTTTTCTTCTTCTTCCATCATGATCCTCCATTCGCTAATCTTTGGTATTTTTTGAGATCAATTTTTCCGCCGGTTTCGTTAATGTAATCGGCTTTGTCTTGGTATTCTTTGACTTTAGCTAACATTAGCGGCGATACATTACCTCCCAAACTCTCCAACATTTGCATGTTTTTCTTTAAAGAATTCATTAGCGTTTCTTGTGTTTGTGAGATTCTTGCCGTGTTTTCTTCCTTGCTTCTTGCTCCCCACATTGTCATAGCTTTTGCTTCATCTCTTAATTTCTGCGTTACTTGCCCGCCTTGTGCTATGGCCTTTGCGAATCTGTTAGCGTAACTAATCCTAGCGTTGTCCGTTTTTGCTAAATCGTAATCAACGCCTTTTAAACCTTTTGTCTTGTGGTTGATCCATAGCTTCACCTGGTTAATTAGCCCGCTATATTCTTGCGCTTTTTTAATCGAATCATCTCCTAAATCAAGCGCCTTAATGTCATCAAAAATATCCTGCGTGGCTTTGTTAATGCTCGCTAGTCTTGTCTTATTCTCGCTTTTAACTTGTAAATTTCCGTTCACATTCACATTCAAATCCATTCCTAAAAACTTTTTAGCCATGTAATAATCAAATGCCGTAATGGTCCTATTTTTGATTTTATCGTCCAAATAAGCGACCCCGGTAGATAAATAAGACGGATCATTAGCTTCTTGTTCTTTTAGGTTCTGTGGTGCGCTCGCTAATTGTTCTAAACCTTGATTAGCTAAACCTTGATTAGTTTTATTTCCGCTTTCGTTCGTGTTTTGGTTTTGCGTTTGTTTAAGCGGTTTGTAAAGGCTGTTTAGTTGTCCTTCAAAAATTTCGCTTTCTAATTTTTCGTCCATGGTTTTTCCTTTCTTTCAAATCACTTTAAAAATGTTTTTTTTAAACGCTTCATCTTCTAGCTTGCCCTCAGCGATCAATTCTTTTCGTTTCAAATTATAAGCGATCTCGTTTTCTATTTTCATTTTATTACTCATAATATCGGCTTCAATCATTAGAGCGTTTTGTAATAATTGCGTCTTTTGGCTTTCTAGCGTTACCTGCAAATAGGATAACGCTTTTAATTCCGCTATCTTTAAAACTTTGAGTTTATCTTACTTCTTATAAATCTTTTCATCTTTTACCTTACCTACTTGGGCTAGTTTCTCCTTCCTAGCCCTTATTTTTAATCCTATCAAATGCTGTTACTTTGTTTAAGCGCTTCTGTATTTTGTTCATCTTTGAGTAAATAAAGGTATCTCCACTAATTGCCCGTTTAAATAGCCTTGAAATGTGTTTTTTAAGCTTTCTAAGTTTTCATTAGATTTATTTTTGACTAGCTCGCTTAATTCGTTCCTCGCTAATCCTAATACTTCATTATTTTTTTGTTTGAGGGTTTCGCTTTCGGTAATGAGTTCCTGTATCTTATTATAAAGCTTCATTGAATATACCTCAATTTTTGAAAAATATTAAACAAAAATAGTAAAAAGATTTTAAGGGCTATTTTTTCTAAAAGCACTCAATAAGCTTTCATAACTCTTTAATTTCTCGTTGCATGTGTTGTCTTTAATAATGATTTTATGGTATTTGTCTTTAATTTTAGTTGCTCCTAAAATCTTTTCTGTTTTGTATCGTTGGCTTTCTAATTCTAGCATTTCAATCGCATTATTTTGTTTAATTAAATGCGCTTGCGTGTATTCTAACCGTTCTTTTAACTCTGTGTTATTCGTCTTCAACTTTAAAATATAAAGGCTAATCAAGAAAAGTAAAACATAGGGAACTACCGTTTTAAAAATCCTTAAAAAATAATAGGTATGGATAATTCTACTGCCTCCATTGAGAGTTAACAAAACTTCTAATGTATTCTATCTTTTGATTAATTGGTGTATTATTCGCGGCTTTTGGCGTTCTTTTGTTTTGATCAAATGAAACGCTTGCTATGCTTGTTTCTAAAGGCTTTCGCACTTGAAGGCTGTATGAATAAGGATTAATATTAGCTTTTTTAAACCATTCCTGTTCTTTTCTTTTGAAAGCGTTAGATAGCGCTAAATTCTCATTACTCAGCTTGTCGCTATTTAGCGCTTCTTTTTGTCTTAACTCATTGAAAGCTTCTCTATTCTTGGAAAAATCCATGTTTAATTCCGCTTGTTTTTTTTCTAATTCAAACGCTTCATCTTTGCGCTTGTTGTTATAAAAATCTTGCATCCTTTGATATTTTAAGGCGTCTTCTCTGATCTTGGCTTCATCGTATAACGCTCCAGCTCTGCTGATGTTGTTAGAAAAATTGCTTATCGTTTCATTTAACATTAAATTCGCAAACCTTTGGCTGTTTAGAGCGTTTGCAAAACTATCAATTGCACCGCGCCCTGCTGTGATATTCTCATAATATGCCATGGTGAAATCCTTTCAAAAGATAAAATCATAATCCATTGTATCCGTTTTGTAAAGAATTCTTTACAACGCTAATAGTGATCTGCTTATTCATTTTTTCTCGATTGTTTTGCGCTTCAAATAAAATAGTATGATTTCCTATTTTCTGGCTTCTAAACAAATAAACGCTACCTCTCGCTAACAATTGGTTGTTTTCATCATAAAAGCCTTCTGTAGCGTTATTTAGAGTAGAAAATCCCCATAATTTCGCTGGCGCGTTCTGCAACACTTCTAGCTTATCGCTAAAAAGCTGTATTTGATTCATTTCACACTCTTTATTAAGCTTCTCTAATTCGTTACTCAAATCGTTTAAAATCGTTTTCAGCTCGTTAGTTTGTTCCTTATCGTTATAAACTACCCTTCCGTCATTCTTATTAATGGTATTGTATTCCTTGCCTATTTCTAAAATCGTGCTTAATACATTGTCAAAATTAGCCGGGGTTACGCTACTTGATGCATTCGCTTGGACTTGCAACAAACTCACATAAGCGTTAGCCCGGTTAATAAAAGCGTTATCCTTTAAGGATTTGATCATGCTCTGGCATTGTATAAGCGTGTTTAGCGTGCTTGCTTTTTGGGCCTGTAAACTAGATTGTAAGCTTAAAAACTCTAATTGCATTTTTGCTCTTGCTTGTTCTATCTGCAACGCATGCTCTTGTTCTTGTAAGGCTAGTTGCTCGCATTGTAACGCTCCTTGCATGCTTAAGGCATTCAGTTCTTTGTTGTTAAAATTTTGCTTTTGTAAAGCTTCCTTGAATAAAAGAAAATTCCTTATAAATCGGGTTGTATCCATTCTTCAAACCTTATTAACCACCTTAAATAAAAAGTTATTAACGCCTTTGTCTTTGACTAAATCAAAAAACTTTTTCACCGCTTCGTTGCTTTTATAAATCATCTCTTCATCGTGTTGCATCCCTAACAAAACACACCCTAAAGTATCATGCGCGCTGTTTCCTACATGAATTAATATTTTTCGGTTTTTGAAATCCTTATTATTGGGATCCACAAGCTGCAACACTTCATGGCGTTGGTTATCGCATTTTTTGTTTTGGTATTCTTTAGGCACCGTGCAACTCGTATCGCTCCATACTAATTTATAATCTCTCGCAACAATTGGCTTATCTAAATTAGGCGTGTCCGTTGGCTCTCCGCTATTTTCTAAAGAAAAGCAACTAAATAAAGCGTTTTGTTTTTCATAGTGTTTGATTATCGCTTTATCGCTTATACCTTGATCGTGCGTGCTTTCAAACACTCTAAAGCTCCCTAACATGCCGCTTTCTTTCTTGTCTTTCCTTGTTAGTGGCCTTAAATCGTGTTTTCTTTCTAATAGGACTAAATACATTAACTTCTTCTTTAGTTTCTTGGTATTTAAACAAAATCAAGGCATGATTTTAAGGGTTATTATTTTTTGTGCAAAACTTCAAATCGTTTTCTAGCGTTTCGGTATAAATCAATAACGCTCGCAAGTATTCTAACGATTCTAAATGCTCGCTCGGTCGCGATGGCATGAGAATATCGCATTTTATAGGAACTTTAACCTCTTTATAGATAACCCTTTTAGCGCATGAATTAAAGCTAACGCTAATTACACACGCTAAAAATAAAAGCTTCATTCTAAAATTTCATAAACTAACGCTTGAGAACACTTATAAAACACCCTGTCGTTGCTATAATCGGTCGGTAGGCTTTGATTGGTTAGATTTAAAAAGCGCGCGTTAGTCAAAAAGCTTAATTCAAACCCTTGCATGTTAGAAGTATAATTCACATTCAACCATAAATCTCTATGTTTCCTGGCAAATACCGCTATTTTATAGTCCGCTTTCTCGCTTGGTGTTTTAAAAACGCAACTTCCCCGGTAAGTGCCTATGTTCTTATTATTGAATGTTAAATCAACGCTTTTATTTTGATAAAAGCTATTAGCGATCGGATAGACTTTATTATTAGCCTTCAAGCATAACACCATTTCACCCATGCTATCGCTATAAATCCCGTTCGTGGTTAATTCGTAAGGCATGCTAAATTGCACGATGTAGCTTTTATCCGCTTCTAAATTGGCATTAGCAAATTCAAACAATTCCCTAAATTCATTGCTTTCGTTTTTGAAAACAGTTTGAATTCCATAAATATAAATCCCTAAAAATTTCGTTACGCCTTGTATTTGTGGCTTTAAAGCTTGCTCTAGATTGTTTTTAGCTTTTGTGAGTTCAGCTATAAGATGCGTTTTTAGTGCGTTTCCTGCTTCATTTAGCTTTTGTGTTTCGTTATTTCTAACGATTTGTAACTCCATATTCAAGCGCGCTTCTAGTTCTTGCTTTTTAGCTTCTAAACCATTCACTAAAGCGTTAATTTGCACTTTTAGTTCTTGTTCGCTCTTTTCATAGCCTGCTAAGGCGCTTTTAATCGCTTGTATCTTTGCTATTATTTCTAAATCATGATCGCTAAAGTTTTTTAACAGATCCAACTGATTTAAAACCTTAGAAATTTGATACACCCCCTCTAAACTAGAATAAACCTGCTCTTTGAAATTCCCGTTATTTAAAGCGTTTTCTAAATTTGTCAAATCCATTTTACAACCTTTTTTTTAGACTATCTAACGCTAAAGCGCTCACGCTCTCCGCTCCTAAATACCCAACACCTCCACTAATGGATACGCACAAACTCATCGGCAAATTAAAAAAATAATCCGTTATCTCGTAACTAATCCAAGTTATCAGCATGCTCGATCCAATGCCTTGAATAATGTAAAACAATTTTTCGGTTTTGTTTTTAAATATTTCGTTTCTCATGCTTCTTAAAACATACAGCGACCCAACAAAGAAACCGATCATTGCTACCAACAAATACGGAATGAATTTGGAAACTTCAAAACCTAAAATTAGAGCATGTTGTTGCATTATCTTAATTTTTTGTCTCTAACTGCATTCCTTCTGAATGATTGTTTAATAAACTTATAATCGTTTCAACGACATGCAAATTATTTTTTAAATCGTTTTCTAGTTTTTCGGTTTTGTTCATGTTGTTAATGATCAACATCAGTTCAAAAAGTTCTAACAAACAAAATAAAAACAATATAGCGGGTATAATTTTTAAAAATTTTTCATTCCACATGCGCTAATCCTTAAATCCTAAGATAACTCAACTCTAAATTTTCTAAAATTTCATCATCACTTAGACTTTTGGTTTTAATTTTAACGATAAAATCCCTATAACCTCTATTTTTTAAAAGTTTCAAGCTTCTTTCATTAGCCTTTTTATGCGCTAAACGCTTTTTTTTAATGTTTTCAATATTCTTAAAATTTTTAATATAGTCTCTGTTTTTCATTAAATGCCTTTCTTTTTCTCTTATTTAATCTTAATTGCGCGCTTTTTTAAAGGGTTAGCGTTTGTTATATCCTCCATGTCGGTTTGGTGTAAAACCTGGTGTTATAGATTGCTTTAACTTCTCGTTTTAACGGTGCTTTCACGCTCTCGTGCGTTATCGCGCTCGCTAAGGCGTCTATGCAATCATCTTTTTTAAAAGGCTTGTCCGGATTAAAGCTAAAAAGTTCTTTTTCTATCTGTTCGGTGTTGTTGCTAGAATGACTAAACACTAAAAAACCGGTATTGTAAAAAGGCCTTATCGCTTTGATTTTATCCACTTTTGAGATCTTTCGGCTTGGCGTGTAGCAAATAATCTCATCGTTTAATAATTCTTTGTTGTTTTGCTTGTTTTTCTCGTTGTGTCTGGCTAGTGCGACTAAAAGCAAACGATACAAAATTAAACCTCCGCCATCGCTTTCTATAAACGCTTTTGCGTCCTTGTATTTTTCTTTAGCCGCTAGAATGTGTTTAATGGTTTCTTCTTCGCTCCATATCCCAAAAAAACAATCTAAAACAACATACCTAACGCTTTCTTTGTAATTTTCAACGCCCACGACCACAATAGCTCTATTATCCGCTTTCTGGCTCAAGCTTAAAGCGTTATCTACAAAAATATAAGTATTTAACTCTCCTAATTCGTGCGTGAAAACTTTCCTCAAATACTGCGGATCAAAATACCCGCCCGTACTAACGACTGGATCTTGTTGGTATTGAGCGCTAAATTCATCGTTACCCATTTGCAACTTTAAGGCTTCTAATTGCTCCTTATTGTGCTTAGCTTCAAATAACGGCGTATTTTTCTCTCTTGTGTATTCAAAATTCTTTATTTTGTAAAATTCTTCGTTTTCGTTCAAGGCTTTAAGCTGTATGATTTTCCATTTTCTAATCGTTTCAATGTCAAATTCTCTTTCACTTTGCAAAAACCCGCATAAATCATTACTCCCTAATCGCTGCATTAAAATCGTTATGTTAGAGTTGGTGTTTTGCAAGCGTGAAATAACGCTCTCTTTAAAGTTAAAATTCACATTATTAACTTCTTTCCTGCTTTTCATGTCGCTTACCTTTATTGGATCGTCAATAAGTATCTGGTGAGCGTGAAACCCGGTAAGCGCGCTTTTTAAAGTCGTTACAAACAAGCCTCCACCCTCTCGTAAAATAAACTCCCTTGAGTTGTTTTGCAAAAACTCTAAAGGCTCATCAAAAAAGATAGTTTGATAAAAAAAACTGCCCATCAAATCCCTCACTTGGTTAGCGATCTTTCTGCATAATTCATCGCTATAAGATATATAAAAAATTTTCTTTGTCCTATCTTTCCCTAAACTCCACGCTATAAAGCATCTTGCAATAATTTCTGTTTTGCCATAGCTTGGAGGCATGTTCAAAATCAAGCGCCTTATTAATTCATCGCTTTGGCATGTGTTGCTTTGCGTGCATTCTAAAACATTGCATAAATATTTAATGTGCCAGTTGTCTAAAAACGGCTTATTTTCATACCTTTCCCACTTCAAGCGTAAGAAGTAGTAAAAATCACGCCTTGCTAATTCTCTAATCGCTAGCTCTTTTAAAGCTCTTTGCTTATCCATTACATAACGCTCCTACAGAAAAACAGAACGCTACAATAAAGATAATCCCTAACGCTAAAACTAAAACGCTAAGCGCTAACATTTCTAAAAAATTCATTTTCAATAATCCAAATTCTGCGCGCTGGGGTATTTGCGCCATGTCGTTTTATCGCTCGTTTTGAGTTTCTTTTTTGGCTTATTCGCTTCAGTTTCGTCGTTATTAGCGTTGTTGTTAGCGATTTCTTGTTGCATCTGGCTAATCGCTACCGCTTGGTTTATTTTTTCGCTTTCGTTCGTGGTTTGCGATAGCGCTCCCTGTTCGGCGTATTTGTGCGCTTTAGCTTGTAATTCTGCGATCTCGGCTTGTAGTTTTTGGATTTGTAAGGCTTGGATCTGTTGGTTATAGGGCGCGTTCGCTTTGGCGCTTTCTTGTTGCATTGCGTTAGACTCTTGTATCGCTTCTAAAACATCGTTAGTGATCGCGCTATCCATGTCGTTTAGCATTATCGGGATCAAATCAGGCACTAAATCGGGCCTTATTGGCGCTAATATTTTCAAAAGCTCATTCCAGTTATACCACTTTTCATCTCTTGTTTCGGTTTTGAGTTGGGATTTTAAAATTAAATCAAATTTTAAAGGCCGTATCTTGTCCTTATCGCTTGAATTGATCTTAAAATACCTGTCGCCTACTTTTTTATCTACAATCCTAAAAACCTGTTCTTTAGTGAAATACTCACAAATAAAATTAACTGCTAGTTTAAAGGCTAATCTGTCCATATCGTCTGTAGCCTTTAAAAAAGTTTGTAAGCCCATCAAACCGCTTTCTCTCCTTTGCGCTATAGCGGTGCCGCTTTGCCTATTAACTGCCATTCCTAAACTTTCATCGTTCAATCCAGCTAATAACTTTAATAATTGGCGTTTTTGTTCGGCTTTTTGGCTTAAAGCGCTCAAATCCGCTTGATTATTCATAAATTGGATTTTGTTGTCTTTTAAGGCGTTCGGTCTTACTTTTGCGATCGCATTGTCTAAGCTCATGGTTTCTACAAATTCCGCTACATCCACCACGGCATCCTCTTCAAACATCGCTTTAAAACTTCCCATCATATTGCCCATGCGGTTTTCGGCGTAGTTAATGAAATCTTGCATGGGCTTAATGTCTCTAAACAAGCCGTAATAATTGTTTAATTCGTCAATGTAAAGCTTTGATACTACAAAAGGGCATGCACCATTCTTAAACGGTTTTTTCTCGCTTTTGTAAATCCCCGTGCTTCTATTCCATAAATACCTATTCCACTCGTAGCTTTTGGTTTCTTCATTGTATTCTTTATACCAGCTCTCAATCACGCTCGCTATTCTTTCGTTATTCACAAAAGAATAATTTACAATCACGCTATCACCAAACAATAATAAGGCTTCTTGCTCGCTAATTTCTAGCATCTTGTGAAAACGCCTTGCGTCTAATGCGTTCTTATCGGTAGAAAAATAATCTATAATAAAGCTCTCAGGTTTTAAAGCTTTAATGTCAATTTCAACATTTTTTTCCCTGTCTTGGGATACCCACAACTGGAAAACACCCAACCCGCCGATCAAAAGATTTTTATCCCTCTCTATCATGGCTTTATCGTAATTTTCGCTCTGTATAAACACCTGTAATAATGAGTTTAACAAATCACTTAAGGCTCTGTCTTCTTCTTGTTTAGGGCTTAGCCGTATCTCGCTAATGCTCTCTATTTTGTAACCTAAAATCTTATTCACAATCACTTTAAACATGTTTTCCACGATCGGCGTTTGGCCGCGCTCTAAAATAATGTTTAAAACATCTTGCGGGAGTTGGTTGCCGTTGTAGTATTTCTTGGCTTCTAAAAACTCCGTGTTCTCTATTAAAGCCTTATTATAATCGCTTTTAAAATCGTTTTGTAGTGTTAGAAAATCCATTTTAAGCCTTGAAAATAAATTCTAGGTTTATTAAAGCGTTTTAATAGGGTTTTTTAAAAGGGTTATTAAAATCTTGTCATCATGCTGGAGTATTTTTTAGCTATGTTATTGATTTGTTCGTTATTGTTTAAGCGCTCTTTCTCTCGCAATTCATAGCGTTCATTTTCTCTTTGGTATTGATCTCTTGCCATTTGCATGCCTTCTTTAGCTCTTTTGTTTTGCTCATTAGCGTTAATTCCTCCTACAATCAAACTCCCTAAACCGCTTATAGCTCCTGTTAGCATGCTCGCTCCTCCAATCCCTCCAATGTTATTGAAAAAGTCCGCAAAACGGCTCTGTCTTTTTGTGTTTACATAATCGCTAGTTGGCATGCCGTAATTGATTAGCCCTAAATTTCTCGGTGCGTCTTTAAGCGTGTTTGAGTTTTGCAAAAGCAAGCTGTTATTTTGAAAATAGTTCGGCGTGTTTAAAGGGTTATTAAAAAACATGTTCAATCCTTTTTAATGCTATAAACGGCTAAAACTTTCAATATTCTACTTCTGTTTCGCTGGGCAAAAAATAAAGCACTCTTAAAACGCCTTTAGCGCTCGCTGCTGCATTAGTAATTTTAGAGCTTATCACTTTCGTGTCTAACGCTGCATAACATTTCGCGCTGGTGTTATATTTTTGTTCATGCAAATCAATCTCATCCAGGAAAAAATTAACTTTTTCTTCATCTTTAAACCCTACAAACGCTTTAGCTGTAGTGACTTCGCCCACCACTTCTAAATCGCATTTCACAACTTCTGCACCGCTAGGTAAAGCGACTAAATCATAAGTGCCGTTTTTAATGTCAAATTCTGCTTTAGCTAGATAGCTTACAGCCTTAACTTTCTGTTTCATTTTTTTCTAATCCTTTCTTTTATTCCATATTACTGACTAGCCCGATAACCGCAAAATCCTGGTTATCATAAGGGGTATTTACGCCGTCGTTGCTTTGGTATTTAGCTTTACTGACGCCTAAAATACAATCCACGCCCACAACGGACTTTCTGCCTGCGTCTTTAGTTTCATCAATGTAAAAGTTAGTGTTTTCACTGCCTGCTAATAAAACGCTGCTCGCGCCGATTAAACAACCGATCGAGATTTCTTTGTTTTCTTTGTTTTTGTTGATTTTCTCTTTAAGCTGCTCAGGACTCACAATAGAATTAGCGTTCGCTTTATTAATATAGCGTTTGAACTCGCTCTCGCTTATGGTAGAGTTTGGCATGCCTACATTCAATTTATTCCACACGCCTGCATCCACTACCGGGCAATTATCGATCACGCCTAAAAGTCCATGATACAAAATCCCCTTATCTTCATTAGCAAAAGCATAAAGCTTTCTTAATTCTTTAAAATCCGCATCTTTTTTAAGCTGGTTGGCTTGGTAGCTGTCTAAAAAGATAATGTAGCTCGTGTTTTGCACCACCACATCACCAACGCTCACCATATCCGCCCTAATAGGTTTGATAGGGAAGGCTTTGCTATTATTTTCTTTTAGCCCGTTTCTCGCTAAAAAAATCGCTTTTCTAATAGTGGCAACGCTCATCGTTGGACTATAAAGATAATTCGTAAAATCGTTAGTCAAGCTCGCCACGATCCTTTTATCTCTTTCTTCATTCATCCAATTCGCTAAACTATCGCATGCCTCTTTGATGAAATCAATCCTCTCTATTTCGTCATACGCCCTAATCTGGCTCGGTAAAGCGTTGCCAAACACTTCGGGATAAATAGTTTGGCTCAGAATCTCTAACTTGTCATAATTAGCATCAAAATCCGTATTACCGCTAACACCGTTACCGCTTAACTGCGCTTTCAATCGTGGCCTATAAGGTTGCGCGTTTTTAACCACATAAGTTCTAATGCCTCTGTCACTCCCGCGCCCTGTGATACTCTTAAAAGGGCTTTTAACCCAACTGGCCTCCTGGATTTCAAAACCAACTTCAATACCAATATTTTTATTATTGCTAATATTTGTGAAGTTGATATTATTCAAACTCTCTAACATTGTTTAACTCCTTAAAATCTTGTCATCACGCTTTGATTTCTAACATTCGCGCTAGAACTCACGCCATTACCTTGCACTTCTTTAGGCAAGTTTCTTTCTTCATCTTTAGCGGAGGTTTTTTCATCTTGTGTTTCGCCTTGCGCGGCTTTTAAAAGGTCATAGATCGCTTGAAAGAATTGCACCCCATCCAGTTTGTCAATTTCTCTTTTATACTTTTGCGGTAATTCTTCGTTATAGAAATCCACCAAATCGTTAAAATCAATCTTTTCGCCTTTGTGCTTTTCTAAAAACTCCGCCTTAGCGTTTTCTATCTCTTCTTTCTTTTTAGAGGTTTCAATCTCTTCGCTTAAAACCATTGCTTTGTCAATCTTTTTAGATATGTTCTCATTTAGATAGTTATTTTGCTCCACTAAAACGGATTTATAAAAATCCACTTTATTGTTAAAAAACAAATCTTCTAATTTCTCATCTGTTTTTTCTGCCATGTGTTTTGCAAAATCGTTTTCTAAACTCGCTTCAGCCTGCGCAATTTCTCGCTTTAATGTCTCAAGCTGTATTTCTTTTTCTCTCATTGCCATTATTTTGCCTTACTTAATCAAAATTACAAAACAATACTATTATAAAAAAACGATAATTTTAAGGGATATTTTTCTCCTCACCCTATTTTTTATTTTTCTGTTATGGTATTATTCTGTTGTTGCTAAGGAAAGGTTTCTCCAATTTTAGAATTCAGCAACTTTTACTCCCCTTAAGTTCGTCTCATTTCTTAAGGTGGAGTCTCTTCTTTTGTCAAACTCTAACCACTTTACTGAAATAAATGTTTTTAGAATACATAGCGTTCAAATAGTTCGTTAAATTGTCTTTAGCCAGTTTTAAGAGTTGTTTATAATTGGCTATTGAATTATAATTGCTTTCATTAGTAGGTATTTCTAAAATATTTATTAGCACGCTGTAAATAAGCGCTTCTAAACAAACTCTAGGCATGCTAACGCTTTCTAAAATATTATTCACTTCGTTATAGCTGAAATACACTACCTCTAGTTCTCCCTCCTTGAAAGGCGTAACGCTCAACTTATCGCCTAAAAGTAAAAGCTCTAACTCGCCATTATCTTTCATTATGTTCGTTCTTTCTTCAAGCTCTTTATTATTGAATTTCGCGCTCTCTATGCCTAAAAGGTTATAAATGTTTAAAAACGGATTCTCTGCGTCTAAAACTTGCCTTGCTAGTTGTCGGTTCAATCTGAATTCTAGAGTGATGTTCAAAATCGCTTGATTCAAACTACTAATCAAAACGCTGTCGCTAAACATATAATCATCTATGTGGCTGTCGTTCAATCTCGCTCTAACTTTGCTTAAAATTTCGCTAACTTCTATCATTAATGTAAATCCTCGCGCTTAATAACTCGCTTTCTTTCTGTTTGAAAAAAGGCGGATCTAAATAATAAAATCCTTTTTCTATATTCTTGTCATAGATTTCTAAAAAATCTGTTAATAAAGCCTTTTGTTGCGTGTTTTTTGGCTCTTTAGCGCTCAATAGGTAGTTTTCTATGCTCTCCACTAAAAGAGCGTTAAAATTGAGATTTTTAGGGTAATCCTTATAATCTAAATCGCCCACGCCTTCACACACAGCAAAACTAACGCCGTTAAACTTAAAAAAGTTTTTTTGCGTGAAAGGTAGTTTTAATTTTCGCTCGGCTTGTATTTCTTGCTTATGGATCAAAACGCCTCTATAATCAAACGCTTCTAGACTCCCGTTAGCATCAAAAACTACGATCCGCATCATTTCATCCTCCTTGACTTGTTAGATCTTTTTGTTGTAATATCAATCAATGGGTTAGAGAATATTTCTAACCCATAAAAACACTTTTTAAGTGTGCCGAGAAACCCTGACACATAAGACGGAAGGGCTTGTGTATGGTCAAGGTGAGGCTTTTTAATCATTTTCTTTAATATTTTTCTTATAATCTAATGCATTTTTATAATCTCCTTTCTCTTTAAACATGGTTTTAAATATAAATTCGCTTTTGTTTCTATTGATTTGTTCCACTACCACAAAATGACCATTAACTTGCTTATAGCTTATTATTCTATTATCGCGTTTAATCGTTTCATCTGCATTTTTGACAATATCTCTATAATTAGCTATATCTTTGTAAGTTATTGGTGGTTGTTTGCTGAATTTAACGCTAGGTGAATTAATCCCATGCTTATTCAATGCATGTTGTATCCCTTGATAATCAATAATAGCTTTTGCATTTTTAGGATATGTGAAATTAAAAGCCGTTATCTCGTCTTCATCTAGCCTCTCTATACCTACCTTAGCATGTTTTTTGTGAATGTATTCAACGATCTCGGGCGTTAAATTATCGTCTCCTATCACTATAATGTCTTTTCCATTATTTGGGCTTTCATCAATGAGTTTTTTAATTTCATCAAAGTTAAGTTTTTTAAGCGCTTCAGCTTTTATCTCTTTCTTGGTTTTCTCTGCGCTTTGGCTTGCTTCTTTTATCCCTTTCTCGCTTTCTTTTTGCATGTCCTTCACGGCTTCTATCAAGCGCTTTAAAGTGGGGTTATTTTCATTGGGTTCTCTATTGGCCATTAAAAGGTAATGCGTGAAGTCGTAAATATCAATATCCTTAAATTCCTTACTATCAGGGTTAAACATGTCTTTAGTAACATCTGCGATTTTGAAATCTTTCAAACCTTTTTTAATGTTATCGCTCTTTAAAGCTTCAAATAACGCTTTAGAAGGATCATCAAACCTCGCAAATCGTGCGACAGCGCTTCCTAAAATCTCGCTGATATCGCTCGTGTTTTGATCGCTCTTTTCAAACATTTCTAACGAACTCGTTTTATAGAATTTTTCGCTCAAATCTTTCAGGCTCTCGCTTGTGGTTTGGTAATTCTTTAAATTGGCAAAACTGCGATCCATTATGTCGCTTAGATAAGCGTTCAGGCTCACCTTAGGGAAATTCATGTCATGGATTAAATTGTGGAAACTCCCTGCGTTATCTACAAACATTTTTTTAACCTTTTCATAGCTTTTAATGTCGTTAGAAAATTCTTTTTGCCAGCGGTTTAATAGTTCTATCCCTTGGGTTTTCGTTCCTGGCATGTTAAACATAAGCAACGCTAAATTACTATCGCCTACATTAGGATGAGTCGCCTTATCAAAATTCAAATTTTTAGCCACGATATTTTTTAAGGAGTAAATGCTATCAGCGTCTAATTTTTTTTCTAATTCTTTTAACTTCG